GAACGGTACAACTTCAAAGCCCATCTCCTCTAGCATGAGGTCTCCGTACTTCAGAAGCCCGTCTAGCTTTGGGTCTGACTCAATAGCTCTCTCTATACGGTACTCATGGTTGCCTAGAGTGAAGACTAGGCGAGGATTCCATTGCTTGTGCTTGTTACGGACTAAGCGTTCTTGCTCACGCTGTATAGGCTCTAGGAACTTATGCATAGCGTTGATGCCTGCTTCCACATCATTGACGTAGCGTCTGCCTTCAAAAGACTTCTTACCTACGTCATAGCTGCTTAGAGAAGGCATGTCCCAGTGATCGCCTATGTGGACAATAACGTCAGGCTTCTTCTCTGCTGCGTACTCGCCTGCCCAACGTAGGTGATCAGCCCTATCTCCTGGTTTTACCTGTGTGTCTGGTATTACTAAATGCTTAGTCATTACTGATCTCCGTGGTTGGCAAAGTTGCCGTGTAGTTCTTCTCTGGCTACTCGAACTACTTCAGCAGCTTCTTCTAAGTTTTCAAAACAGCCTAAGTGTATGATTTTTCCACCGTTGCCTGTTATTTGAACCCGCCACTTCTTCATTGAAGAAATCCAATAAACTCCTTTATAACCACTAGTGTTTCTACTACTAATCTTTGCGTTCTGCGCGTTCTGTGCTACAGAGACGGGTCGCAAGTTTTCTATTCTGTTGTCTTTCTTATCACCGTTAATATGGTCAAGAAATTTTGGTAGATATCCTTTATGCATTAAAAAAACAAGCCTGTGCGCTCTATAGGGTTTGCGGTTAACGGTGGTTAAAATATACCCCTCACTGTTAACAGAACCAACTTCACCCCCCACTTTTGCACGACCTCTAACGACTTTCCAATATAACTTACCAGTTTCTTTATCGTATTCAAACAACTCGTTCAACAATTCTACAGTTAAGTCTCTCATTTCTTTTTCCTTCTCAGTCGTTCTTCTGCTGTCTTAGCAGCGTGACATTTATAACACAGCACTTGATAGCCTGACGCTTCTAGGAACATTCTGTTTATGTAGGTGTTCCAATCTACGAAACCGACTTCTGGTTGTACTACTGGGTCTATATGATCTACTGCTGCGTTGTTTCTCTTGCGTGTACGTCCTGCCAGTGGTGGTAGTGTGGCAGAGCCTTCTTTCTTGCACCCTGCACACTTGTAAACACCTCTCCGCACCCATGCTGACTTCTTAGCATCGTGCTTGACACCCCACTTACCATGAGCGCCTCGCAGTGCTGAGATAATGAAGGAACGGAAACGTGCCTCTGTCCATCTACCGTTATTGGGCACTGTGTAGCTCCCATATCTGTCCTTCGTAGCGTCTGAGCCACAATAGCCTACCGTTCTCTATGACACGCTCCTCACTCTCCAACATCTCTACGCACTTGTCGTAGTAGTCCTGCTCATTCTTGCAGTCCTCTAACAACTTGGCTGACTTCTTCTCACCTATGCCGTGAATACCTACGATGTTATCTATGCGATCACCCATTAGTATCTGGCGGTAAAAGAAGTGTAAGCCCTCTTCTGGCGTGACGTAGTATCTGAGTTTCTTTACAAAGTTGTAGTGCCAACCAGGAATCTGGTCAAAGTCTTTATCCAACGACACCATTACAGCCTTGTCACCGTGAGTAGTGGCTGCGATTGCTATTGCATCATCAGCTTCCTCATTGTCGGTGACTAAAGCTGCCCACTTGTTGATAAGGTGATCCCGTAGTGCCTGTATATGCACTGGCTTCTCTTTATCTTTGCGGTTGCCTTTGTATGGAGCGGTAATGGCATATTCGTTCCTGAAATTGCCACGACCAGTAAGATACAGAACATAGTGCGAGGTTTCTTCGTCAGCGTTAAGCTGCATCAGAAGGTCTGCGATAAAGCCGTCTATGGTGTTGAGGGCTGTCTTCTCAGACTCTGTGTTGCACGACCAACCTATGCGATAGACCAGTATGTCTGCATCAATTAAGATCACAAGGCTTCGTCCATAGCTACTTCGTCCATCTCAGCACCACCATTGTATGCGATGAGGTCTGTAACGACTAGCTTCAGCAACGATGCGCTGCGTCCTGCTTGACCTGCGGGTGACTTCCAATCGTAGTATCCGATAACTGCCTTGGCTTTAGAGCCGTTGCCAATCAAGATACCTTTGATCTCGTTGCCGTCACTGTCATACGCACGGATGGGGTTGCTAGACTTACAAGTAATAAAGTCTCCCTGTCCTGCTTTGTTACGTACTCCTAGACCCATCATCTCCAGTGCTTCCATAGCGGGAGCAGACAACTGAGTTAGATCGATCTGGTACTTACCAGACATACGGTTAGGCTCGTTAAGACTTGCCCACATGATGTCTGCGTTGATTGTTACTGGTTTAGCTTCTGACATAGTATTTACCTTATGGTTGTTGTATCGGTTAGTATAACATATTAATGTGTTTCTGCCCAATTGTTTCCTACATTGTACTTCCCATCAAGTGGACAGCGCAGACTTAATTCCGTTCCTGCATCCCTGATGGCTCTTACTGCTGCTTTGCCAACTACGTCAGCAAAATTCTCTGGTACTTCTATCTGAAATTCATCGTGTACATTCGCTACTAGCTTGTAGGGTATATCGTATGTCGATAAGCGAGATGCTAGTAGCACCAGTGCCTTCTTCATTACCACGGCTCCTGCACCCTGTAACAGGCAGTTCAGTGCTGCGTGTTCGCTTCTGACTCTAAGCAGTCTACCGTCTAAGCTAGGCAATGTACCTGCTAGAGCAAACTTAGCTACTCTCTCACGCAACCTAGCCAATGCAGGCGTGTTACGCAGGAAAGAGTCTATAAGCTTCTGACCTTCCTTGTAACCACCACCTACCACCTGACCTATTCTAGCCGCGCCTGCGCCATAAAGAAATGCATAAATAAATCTTTTACTTTGTGAGCGATCAGCCAAGCCTGCTGCCTTCATGTTGGCAGTGTGTATGTCACCGTTGAGTATCTCTTTGGTGTAGTTATCGTCACGCATGTAGTGTGCAAGCATACGCAGTTCTAAACCACTAGCGTCTATGCCTACTAGCTTGTATCCTTCAGGAACACACCAGAACGAACGCATATCTTTGCCGTAAGGCACTGTTACTGCGGGGCATTGGGCCATGTTAGGGCTGTGGTGGGTCATACGCCCTGTCACTGCACCGTTGGTAATCACTCTACCATGCACTCTGCCGTCCTTGACAAAGGATAACCAGGAATCTATCTGCGCTGAACGCTTCTGTAGCATTAAATACTCATGGATTAGCTTGGCTTCTGGTATGTCTATGCCCTCCAGAACTTTCTCGTCTACTATTATGTTGCCTTTCTCTGTGGTCTTCTTGAACTTCACACCAACAGCCTGTAGGCGCTCTGCTATCTGCTTACGTGATCCAACATTGAACTCAGTTACTCTGTCCTTCAGACGTTTCTCCGTCTTCTCTGACCACCTCTCCTCCACTATTGGTGGAAACACTATCTGTAGTTCCGCTGTTATCTGCCTCATCCTGTGTGTTATGTCTTGCCATAGCAAGGTTGCAGGTTCTACGTCTAGCATGAAGCCGTTGCGTTCCTGTTGAGCCGTAATGATAGCGACCTTCTCTTCTAAATCTACGCATTCGCCTGTAAATCCCTCTGTGTCTAGTTGGTTTAGTAGATGTTTATACAGCCTAGTGGTTAGTTTAACGTCCTGCTCACAGTAGATTATCATCTCTTCAGACAAGCCACCGTCATAGTCACTGAATTCTATCTTCTCGTCACCAAAACGCTTACCCCATGCGTCTAAACTGTGACCACCTTCCAGAGATGGGTTCCACAGTCTGCTCATAACTAGCGTGTCACGTTGCTTGCTATGAGGTATGACAACGCCCCAGACCTTCTCTAGCACTGGCGCATCAAAGCCTATGAGGTTATGTCCGACAACACCGTCTGCTTGCTCAATCACAGGCAACAGAGTAGAAGCGTCTGTGTGTTTTGACTGCTCCCCAGTAGCTACGTCCTGCGTTACCACGCACCAGATTATATCGTGGCTGTAGTTCGTTTCTATGTCCAGTGTTATCATTTAAGTTTCCCAGTTCAGTGTTGCTATGTCTGTCATAAGGGTTAACAGTCTTAATCCAGTTCCGTGTTTCCTGATTCTCCAAAATCCAACCGCCAATCTTGCTCATACTCTTGCTCCTTAATAAAGTTATCTGATTCACTTCTCAGGTCTTCTCTGGAAAGCGTAGCTATTTCGTCTTCAGCAAAGTAGAAGCAATCGTTGCACATTTCTACATAATCGTTGCTCTGTACTGATCTTCTGGTTGCTTCAAAATCCGATAGTAGCTTGTCGCAGGATACGCATCTCATATTACAGTGCCTCTTCTTTGATTTCTACCATTCTACCCGTCTTGGCATTGAATAACAAGCCTCCCGCAGGCCCAGTAGTGCCACAAAAGCGATTCTTTAGCACCCTGACGTTGGTGGTGTTACGCTCCACAGGATCAGCAGCCTGACCGTTACGCTCTAGCCCTATCACCATGTCAGACAACTGAGCAATACTGGCAGAGCCTCTAAGCTGCGACAGAGAACTAGCTGCGCCCTCTTCGTGACCTTTGCCGTCTGGTCGCTTCAGGTGGCTAACCATAAACAGCGTGATGCCAGTCTCCTGCACTAACATTCTAAGCTTGGTGCATATCTCGTCTAAGGCTTTTCTCTCGTCTCCGTTGCTCTGAGCAGACACAACAATGCTAACGTGATCCAGAAACAGAAACTTGGTGTCTAACGCTTTAGCCATGTAGCGGCAACGTGCCACAATGTTGTCTATACTGGTGCTACCGAAGTGATCAAACAGAAACAGCCTCTGAGTACCCATCGTGTCTTCAAAAGCTTCCCACCGTTCCTCTTCAGTGCTTTCAACATCAGGCAGGTGCAGTGGCTTGTTAGCCGCTAGAGACATCAACGACAGTGCTGTCTTTCTAGCATTCTCTTCTAGGAATAGCAGCCCTATGTTCTTGTCAGAGTTTTTCAAGATGTGGTAGACGATCTCCCTGACAAACTGAGACTTGCCTAGTCCTGAACCCGCTGTAATTGTCACCAGTTCAGACTCTCGAATGCCATAGGTTAGCTTGTTTAGGTTCTCCCACGGATACATAACAGCAGACTTTTCTACTGGTCTGTTTACTTCGTCCCAGAGACTAGCACCGTTTATGATACCGTCAGGCACAAACTTCTCTGCTGCCCAGAACGCCGCTGTAAAGCCTTTGATATCGTTAGCGACAAGGTAGTCGCAAGCGTCTTTATGACCGCCAGTGTGCTTCACTATGGCAGCTTTACCGCTGAACAGTTCTGCCACCTCTTTAGCCGCCTTACAGCCCGCTTCGTCAGCGTCAAAGCATATAATGATTGCCTCAAAGCTATCGAGGTACTCATAAGCTGCTTTACAGTCCTTCAGCGCCCCTCCTGCGCCGTTTCTGACGCTTACGCAAGCATACTTACTGCCCTGCATCTGATAAGCCGCAGCAGCGTCAAACTCGCCCTCACAGAGCGTTATGTATTTGCCACCACCGTTGAAGAGTTGCTGTCCGAACAGACCTGCCCCAGACCAGTTACCTACATTGTAGAAATTCTTGTCTGGTAGCCTAATCTTAGCCGCTATAGGCACGTTGGCATCTTCTGGGTCGTGATAACTAAAGTATGTCTTGTCTGGCTTTTCTAAAATGCCGTAGGTCTTGGCTGTGGCGGTGTTTAGCCCTCTCGATACAATAGCTTGATAGTTAGCTGTTGTCAGCATTCTCTCCACTGAACTAAAGTCTGGCTTGGGTTTTGGTTCTGACGGCTCTGGAATCTCAACAGGGCTGTAACCATCACTGGCGGCAGTGTATTGCCCACAACTATGGCAGAAAGTAGACTTTACAGTCCCGTTTTCTGCAATGTTTATCTGTAGTGCATCGCTACTGCCACAGTCACCGCAGGGTTGATGTATTAAATTGCTCACAATTCCACCTCCTCTCTTAACAAATACTTCTTAATAAACTGGGAAGGGTTTTTATACCGATACCAAGTACCCT